ATGAGGAAATTGGGTCTTTACTGTTTAATGGCTGCAATGACAATATCCATAACAGCTTGCGGGAAATCTCAACCGGCAAGCACGGCACCTGCTCCAATAACCCAATCTGAACCAAAAAAAGAGCCTGAACAAAAAGCCCCAGTACCGCAAAAGGAGCCCGAGCAAAAAGCTCCAGATTGGAAAAGCAGCATTGACGAAATTGCAAAGTCTGACAAGACCCCAACGGAAAAATTTGACGCCGTTTCTTCTCTAGCCAAAAACTACAAACCGACGGATAAAGAGCTTAAGGATTTTGAATCGTATATCATAAGTGAATACAAGAACAAAAAATACTTAAGTGACGTTAAAAATCATGTTTATATGTTGTCTAATATTTTTCAGGCCACAGTGGTCGAAAGGCATTATGATGACAAAGACAAAAAGCCGATCGATGCATTCGCTCTCGACTTCATCCAAAACTCAAAATATACATACCGGGGAGCTGAAAAGATAGATAGCGACTCTGTAAAGAAAAATGAGAAGCAAATGAACAAGGCACTCACACAAATAAAATAGCCAATAGCTAATGGATAGTTACACGAATAGCCAGTAACATCTTAAAAAGCAAACAAAAGAGTCCCTGACCACTGGCCGGGACTCTTTTGCTTATATTAAACTCCCCAACCATGGTCTTCAAGGGCCGACATATTTGTTTGTTGTGTCGGTTGTGTTGGCTGTACAATAATACCACTTAACAAAATCAACCCCATCATAATCGATAATAAGAAGTTTTTCATAAATCAAACACTCCTTCTATAATATGTTTGTACCCCAACTTCTGTTGTTCCGTCGCATAATCACCATGCTTCCGGAATAAAGTTGTACATTTCTCGAACCCCATATAATACTTCATGACTCGTGCCATAAAAAGGGCATATAACAATTCGTCGATTCCCGCAATAAGCCTATTTTTCTTGAAGCTGTAGACTGCTTTCTCGTACCAAAAATGAAATAATTGGGTGCCGTCCACAAAGCTAACCTCAGAGTCTACAGATGGAAGCTTTTGTACAAGCGTCTCCATGATATCATCAACATTAAAGCTAAATTTATTTGCTGCTTCAATGATGGTTTTTGCACCACCAAGAAATTCAGTAGGATGCCTTTGCAGAAAATCGATATACTCATGGAGTGCCTTTTCGTTTCCAGTTTTCAACTCAAGCGCATACATGTTTCCCTGACTCCAAGTACGAAACCTCTCTACCTCCTTTTTCCCCGTTTCGTCAAGGAATTCAACCCACCCAAGGTCTGAATACGCTGCCACGTATTTTTTTGCTTCTTCGTATCGCCCTTGCATAGTAAGTACGAAGCCCTTGATGCGTAACCCATGACCTAAATATACCACTAAATCCCGCTCAGTATGTAGATTTTTAACATATTTTTCTTTTTTTAATTTTTCATACACATTTTGAGCTAAATCATGAAGTTCGTTTCCATACCGTTCTACCTTGTTCCAATCACCTAACGAATAATAAACATTCGCCATCCAAAAAATCGCCTCTAGTCGTAACCCTTCATGCAGGCGGCTGTACGACGGTTCAAACCGTTCAAGCGCTTCCTTGTTACCTTCCGAACTCACACCAACAAGACATTGAAACAACCGAAATTCACATAGAAGACATCTTTGATCGTTATGATCTGTTTCCCGATCAATGATATAGCGGTACAAGGGTGCCGCCTCTGCTTTTTTCTCCTCCTCGAAAAGATGCTCCGCTGCATAAAAGAGATGATCTTTGATTTCTGCCCCAAGCCCGCCGCCTACATTTACCATTTGTCCCATACACTCCCTTCGACTAATACCATAATATTACATCTGGGAGTTTTCGATGGCAATATAGAGCATTTGGAGGAGATTAAACGTTCATCAGCAAAAAACAGAAAAAAACGAGACTAAAACAACGAAATTTGACATCAAACGTCAATTTATGACATGTTTTTACAATCAATTTTAGAAAAAGCCTATCAATATCGCTTAATCTAGTACTACTAAATGCTCATAAAAAAGTAGTTTTGTCCCATATGAATTATATTGGAATCCATGGTATTTTTTAGGTGTACATTATGTCGGCCGACCATTGTTCAAAATCACTCAATTTGGAGGGATGTTGCCCGAGAAGTTTTTACGCGTGCGCCTATTTTCCCTCAGATTAAACAAAATGAAACAAAAGAACCATATTATAGGCAATGGTTTATGGTATACTGAATCATGTAATTTATTTGATTTTAATACAAATATTAGGAGGTAATTTGAAGATGTTGAAGAAAAAAATTCTCCCTGCTGTAATGACTTTGGCTGTAGCAGGAGTCACGACTCTAACTGGCTTTTCGGATGTCCCTAGCGCTATCGCAGCTCCATCCGGGAAAAAAATCAAGCCGTTCTCGGATGAAACGGACGGAGGAAGCTTTACTTTAATGAACGAAACGAGAAAGGTGTATGACAATTCTTACGACTATAGCGCTATTTATGGTAGTCTGGGCACCCTGGTTTCGGGCTTGGTTTTGCCTTCGGCTTTAGGATGGCAGGTAGCAGGCGGAGGAGCAACAAGTGTCGGTGCTACGTGGATCAACAATAAATTGGGTATTAGGAACGTAGTTTACGTTAAAGTGAGGGTAGGCATCAGCTTCAATACGTACTACAACTATTACGAGTACGTAGAGTCGGTTACCCACTACAACGATGGAAGTTTCTCGACTCCTATTGATACCTGGTATGGTCAGACAGGTGTAAGGGTTCCGGATGATATTCTTGCGCGGTATGGTTTGAAAAATCCTCGCTAATGCACAAAGAAAACCGTTCGGAAGTTTAGAACGGTTTTCTTTGTTTTTAATAGTATAATGCTATATTCTGGATAATGGTTTATAATATTTAACTAAAACGTTAAAGGATGTGATATTTATGTCTAAACAAAAAGTTATCATTAACGCTGCAGCTGGGGGGGTATCGTTTACGGTTTTTTGGATGGTCGTGCATTATTTCACAGATAAAGACGTTTCGATTGGACCCGGTCTTATAGGTGGTGTTTGTTGGTTCTTAGGGGCTTTGATTATTTCATCTTTTAAAAAAAATAATTATCATTAATAGCTCGTTTTTTAGCCTTGAGTGGCGATTATGATTACGTGTAATAATGCAAAAAACGGCTCGATCCAGGGAACCAACGTCCTTAACAAAAACAGCGTACATCCCTCATTAAGGTTGTACGCTGTTTTTGTTAAACCTCAATTTGTTGCCCCGAAGCTTTCCGCAGCTCATTCGCCAGCCAATGAATGTAATCGGCCTGCTCTTCATACGCTGCGGCCGCGGTGCCGCCCCCTGCCTGTTCTGCCTCCTGCCGTTTTGCGTCCAGTTCCTTCCATGCCGGACTCAGCCAAGTGTCAATGATCGTATCTTTCACTCCTACGTCAAGCATAGGTTCCTCCGCCTCCTTTAGATATGTTGCCAAGTATTCGCCCGGATCAATGTGCGATCCGTAGCCGTAGCTCGGCGCGTCCTTGGCTCGGACCTCATAGTGCAGGTGCGATCCTGTGCTCCGGCCGGTCGTCCCTTGGTTTCCGATGATATCGCCTTTTGGAAGCTTCTGCCCCTTCCGGACAGCGACCGAATCAAGGTGGCAATAACAATGAACATACCCGGCGTCATCCCGCAGCGCGACCACGTTACCATAGCCGCCGAATCCCGTGCCGGGGCTCCCAGCTCCCGCAAAAAGAACAATCCCACCTACAAAGGCGGGGATTGGGTACAAGTGGTATTTGATGAGGTCGACGCCAGTATGAAATACTCGGCTTCCGGTGAACGGATCGGACCGATATCCATACGGGCTTGTCACTTTCCAGCCTTCGAAAACACTCATATGCCCCGTCCCTCCCTATTGCTCCGGCTGGCCGGACGCTATCCGAAGTTGATTTGCGAGCCAAATCATGTACGTTTTACCGTTCTCATCCCCGGCTTCATCCGCCTTCTTCCATGCTGGAGAAATCCATGTTTTGATGACCGTATTTGCTACGCCTGCATCAAGCAGTGGTTCCGCCGCCTCCTTGTCGTATTGTTCAAGCGCATAACTCGCAATAAGCCCGCGCAACTTCTTTGTATATTCGGGGTCCGTTGCATAGCCGCAGACACGAAGCATTTCCGTCTGCTCCTGCGGCGTCTGGGCAGCACGCACGCGGTCGTAATGGCTCCATTGGAAAAGTAGGTCCTGATCCCTGAAACAATCCTCGACGCAATCGTAGGCCCGCCAGTGAGCCTTAACGCCATCCACGCGCACGCCGTCGTAAACCTCCCATGTCTTTGTGCTGACGGATCGGCCTTTCCAGAATTGATTGGGCTGGCCGCTGCCGACTTTATACCCGACGAGGTTGTTCCACTCGTGGATCCTGCCGCCGGTCTCGAGCATAGCTTGGGCAATCCGCACGGAAGGAAAGATCGGGGACCCTTCCTTCCGCAGCTGCACGGTGATCGACGCGACTGTGGCAATGAATTCTTCTCGTGTCACTGTTCGTCATCTCCATTCACTTTCTTCGCCTGCTTGAGCAACTGGTTCCCATATACAGCAACGGCTCCGCACAGAATACCCTGCAGTACAGATACAGCCGAGAATCCGATGAGAAGCGAGGCGAAGACAGCCGCGACCACGGTAACGATATAGATGATGCTCCAGTCTGGGACTCGCGGTGTTTGCTTTAGGATGTAACCCAAAATCCAACAAGCAACGACTACAATAATGAGCTTCGGATCAATCATAGTCATTACATTTGTCCAATTCATTTCCATTGAAATCAGCTCCTAAATTTTAGTGTTAAAGCCGCCGCGCAATGCATAGCCAATGATGGCCAAAATGATTGCGCCTATCACTGTCGTTGCCAACCAGAACGTCAGCTTATCGATTTTATCTAGTCGGTGATGTGCCGACTCCGTCCTTTCCATTGCCTTTTTTGCAATATCTTCCACGTCTTCGACTTTCTTGGTAAGATCCTTCAAGCCCTCTACTTTTGTTGAAAGCTCTCTGATGTCTAACCTTACGTTGGTGATCTGATCCGTAATTTTTTGCATTTCATCCATTCATCAATCATCCTCTCAATCGGAGTTGGATAATCACTCTCTCAAATTCCCAAGCGCTTGGGAAAGTCAAATAGCCCCGATTACTCGGAGCATAAATAAATCATTTCTGAATTACATTCGGCTCGATATTTTCGCAGCCACCTCCAGTGATTAATTTTTGGCGATTGCCCTAATGCCCTGCGATGTTTGTGCCTTGACTTTACTTGCAGAAGGGTCCCGAATTTGGACAGTTTCAAAACACCCAATGACCCCGTTGGATATTGTACTTCGGATTTCCTTCGATCCAAGGACACCGGATTGTGGATCATAGAGAGGAAGAATTATAAATTTTATTGGGCTTAGTGGTACATAAATTTCACCGATTTTTTTCTTTGTAACAAACTCTCTCCACGTATACGCACTTTCGTTTCCAGCCTTATCGAAGTGCTTGACTGTATATCGGTATCTCACACCCGGATTGAGATTGGAAAAATACTTTTCAAGTGTATTCGCGTCGGTTGTAACGACCCCCATATGCCGGTTCGGGAATCCTCCGGCCCATGCCGACCCGTCCCACTCGCCAAAAGTCAACTCCGTCCTTTCATACTCGGAGGACGGGAACGGGTCCGAGAATCGCAGCCAAGTGAATGTTACTGTAGTTTCTCCGTAGGTCACGGAACCATTCGGATCGTTGGGCCGCTGGCTATCTACGAGAAATTCTACCTTGTAGTAACCAGTATTCCCCGCCCTATCATGCAAACGAAATTCAGCTTTGTATCGATCATCCCCGACATATATCGGGACATCATAATAATAGTCGTTTCCGGATTGTCCGGCCGGAAAAGGCCCTCGAAAGGTCAATCCTGTTGCATAATATATGACTTCTACCGATGCAATGCCGCTGACCGCATCAGCAGCGCCATATATCCATACGCGCCGCGTTCCTCCGGTCTGGTTCGTGTAGCTGAGTCCTTGGACGCTGGCGACCGTTGGCGGCGTCCGGTCAACATACGTAACGATACGTACACTTGGGGCTTGGTTTCCAACGTTATCGTATGCGTAAACATCTGAAAAATAGGTGCCTTCCGCGTTAGCAAATTCCCCCATTTGAATGTCGCAGTACCAGTTGTTGCTTCCCCCATCTCTAACTCCGGGGTACCATTTCCAAACACTTGTATTAGACGTGTGACATGTTGGAAACGAGACCCTGTTCACCCCTGAACTATCCGTCACATTGTACGCCCAAACCCTAAAAGTCCCCCCAGCTTGGTTCGTATAGTGTGGCCCTGACACGCTTCCAACATTAGGTGGGGTACGGTCTATATAGGTATCTATGACTCTGATGTTCGCGCTATTTCCGGCAAAGTCCCAAGCGTAGACATGGCAGTTATATTTCCCCTCTGCATTGCCATGATTCGCTAACGGAACATCGTAATACCAAGTGCCGCCGCCCGCATTCACTCCATCGTACCACCGAATGTCGTCCTGACCACCTGCTTCCGTCCATGTCGCGAACTGCACTTTCTGAACGCCGGACCAGTTGTCCGAAACGCCTGTAACCTCTACCCGAAAGCTCCCGCCCGGATCAACTTTCAAATATCGCGGGCTCGGCGTTCCTCCGGTACATGTTGGCGGCTGATTTTCGATACCAAACCATGGCACCCACGACCAAGGACTTACGGCATCGTATCGGTCCCATGTACGAATGCGGTAAAAATATTGATTATCGCCAAAGTTATAGAACGTCCATTGGTTCGTGGCCGTCGTATTTTTTCCGGAATCCATATAAATGTTTGTGAACGCGCCGCCATCGCCAGCACTAACTTGTATCTGCCAAGCGGTCTGGTAATCACCTCCGTCCTGATCGGAAAACGTCCAATTGAAGACTGGGTTACGATTATTGGTAATACTTCCGTGCCCCGGAGTATTTAGACCGGGAGCGTTCGGCGCATGGTTCGGTTCATAATCGATTACCAACGTCGGAGGCATGTAACCGTATGCCGCGGCACCTTCTCGTGAACCAAATATCCTATTTCCATTCGGAGATGTCAGCGCAAACCCATAATTCGGCGATTGTCCAGAAATCCATTCACGAACCATTGCAGTTGCATCAAAACTTGCAATTTCAGGATCGGGTGGGTTGAAATTTGGCGAGAATATTGATCCATAAACCTCATTTGAGATACTGGGCTTATTATTATACGTGACTGCATATTCTTGCCAACCACTCGTCACCTTTCTCATATCTACAGTGATATTGAAGTATCCACCGCCCCTAAGTGCCAATTCAAAGGTAGCTGAATTTATCTTTGAGGCTGACGGTATAGACGAGAGGTCAAAAAGAACATACACCTCGGCATACTCACTTGACGTATTAAGCGCCGCAAGACCAGTATCGCCTCCGTAATTCATACCATCGCCCGTCCCGCGATACCTTTTCACATAAGTATCAGCTACGGTTGTTAACGAAACAACAGCCATATATACCTACCTCCTACAGATCGCTCCGCAGCCAAATACGTCCAATCTCCGGGTTAACCGGGTCAGACGTTCGGACCTCGATGATAAGTGGTTTTGTATGGTCTGCTCGGACTGCGGCCATATCTCCTTGAAGCCTCTCTATTTCTTTAGAAATTAAATCGCGAATGGCTTGCGTTTCAGACTTTTCAGCCGCATTTTTCTGTAGTTCCTCGGCTACTTTCGACAAGCGAGTGAATAGCCAGTTAAAAAAATCTGCTGGCGGCTTTTCACCCGGAATAAATCCGTTACTCTTTTTGGATGCAGGTGGTTCGGTTCCTGTAGCCTTCCAGCCGGGTAACTGCTCATTAAATGGCATGGTATTTCCTCCTATATTGGTAAGTCGTCGTCCTTATCTGGGCTATACGCGGCCCCCAAATACCCTCCGATTGTGCCTTCTATATTCCCAAAACCTGCGTTGTTATCCATCTCGCTTTGATCCGGAACAGACGAAAACGAAAATGTTCCAGATAATTCGATCACGCCCACCCGAACGCCAGCCGCAACGGTGCGTTGTACAATCCGCGCAAAAGTAAGGGGAGACATACCCGATTCATTTATGGCCTTTAACGGAAGCTTTATGACCGAAATTGCTGCAGGTTCAGGAGATATCGGATCACTGTATAACTCTCTGATTTCAATTTCACTTGGTTTCGTGTTCAACGCTGTCGACAGCACCCGAATTATCGTATTAATATCACCCGTTGAGAGATTCCGTGCTATCTTGGATTTGATCAGAATTCGATATACTTCATCCCTCGCAGCTCCACGAGGCTGTACCACATTTTGTCCGACATGATCGAGTGTTGTGCCTTCCGCTAGGTCGATATTTCGCCATTCTCGCGTTCTATTCTGAGATTCTTCAAGCGCACGGAACTGATCGGCCATAATCGAAATCAACTTACCTATGTTACTATTAGGATCTTTTGTGAATACGTCCGTCAGTCGCTTCAGAATGTCCGAACGAGTAATCATATTTTGCTCACGATGATGATTTTATGATTTGTTTGGGCCACCTCATTTGGCGCAATGGAAAGATTATCCTTGGCCCAGTTCGACCCATCTTTGCCGATTTCAACCGTCATATCTGTAATCCCCTCCACTCGATCCATAGCAGCCATTAGTTTTTGATGAATCACATCTGCCCCCATATTTAGTCCAACGTACAATGTACCGTCTTCATCCTCGCCGCCAATATACCGAATGGCTGCTGATTTCATTTGAGATATACCATCTCTGGGAAACCGATTATCGACCTTTACTTTAACCAATACATGTACCTTTACTTCAATTGCGTAGCTGAACTTCATCACATGTTCAAACCCTGCATCGTCTTTCACAATGACGCTTTGGGTGCCCCATGGTTCAATCCCTGCGGCCTTCGTATCAAGAATTGTTTGACCTATTGCTTCCGGCGTCCCGCCAAGCACATAGGCTTCGAATGATTTCGGATTCCGACCGGCGCGATCAGGGGTATTCATGAAATTTTCAACAACTGTTGCCGCCCTAACTCCCGGCGTTCTCAGGAGACCCGAGCGAATGGCTCGAATCGTTGCAGCTCCACGTCCTTCTGCCGAAAGGGAATATCGATCCCGAAATTCCTTGTCTGTTTCCTTGTCCCTGCCCCCAAAAGTCCCCTCTTGATTCGTCACGGCTTTAATATTTGCATCTGGATTTATGATGGTGGTTATTGTTCCGCCAGCAACGTTTCCGCTTCTGCCGGGAACGAGTGCGCGAATCCTCGCTTTAGCCGCACCTGTACTATCAAGGGTAACATCATTGGTTGTTTCAAAGACTGTTGATCCACTTGAAACGCGGAAACCGGATCTAACGAAATAATTTGGCCTTCCAGTAATCAGTATTTCCCCTATTGCCGCTTGGGCTTGGATGCGTTTAATCCCTCCATACGGGCCTAACCGGTCCAGATTAACGCCCTCTGCTGTGTTCACAAATCCGCTTTGGTACACGTCTTCCGAATTTTGCCACGCCCGCGCCAAAAACCATGCAAACAATCGCAAAATGATTCCAAGTGGGGACCGCTCCGATGTGTTTATCTGTTGCCCGAAAACTTCTTTTGCCTTAGTTTCTATTTCGGTAAATAAGTCATCAAAGCGCCTTCGTTTGAAGCCCTTGCTATCCAACACCAGGAATCACCCCCATGTTAATACGCTCCCCATCTGTGCTATAGGCAACAAACGAAACATCGCATGTCCGCCTTTTATCATCTGGCCGGACAATAATTTCATCAACAGAACTTATTCGCGACTCTTGTCGTAACCCTTCCCGGATTTGCTGCTTGGCGGCTTCTAAGCTGATATGTTTTCCAGTAACTTTTTTGAAGTCAATGCCCATCGATGGATTCAAAAACCATTCCCCGCGATTTGTGCCAAGAACGATCTCACAGCATTGTGCCAGCTCTTCGACTTCTTCGACCATGACAAGCTCGTAATTTTCGAATACCAAATCACCGTTTATGAGTTTGGGAGACTGCACGGAAACACCCCCACAATCACAGCGTCGTTTGCATCATGGACCCTTCGGCTGCTGCCCGCTTCGCCTGTTTCGCCCTTGATATGCCTATCTGAGCAAACGACATAAACAATATCGCCGGGACGAAGAGAAGGGAAAAAGGTTTGCTCTATGCCCTCGCTAGTTTTTAATCGCTGTCCGAGAACCGGAACATTTTGAACGGGGGCCGCTCTGCCTCCACCTTGTAAAGGCTGAACAACGGCCAAACCATTTCCGGAACTGAATGAAACCACACGGCACGGAAACGCGACGTTTGTTTCGGCCAGTCGCTTCTGTATAGCGGCATCAAGGAGCTTTGCCAGCTCTCCAGCCGGATCAACCTTACTCATGGTAAAATCGCCTCCACTTCCGTCATAAAATCCCCGGTAGCGCTGAATTTGTGACTGCCCTTGCGAACATGAACCCTACCGTTAAATCTTCTACAATTCAAGTCGATCACCGATGCCGTTGTGATACGATATTGAAGCTGTGACTTAAGGTTAAAGCCCTTAAAATCTTCGTCCTCGAATGGTTCTGGAGAACCGATTAAACCGGTGCCGGAAGAAAGCATGAATACATCATCAGCGCCATAACGAAGATTGCGAATATATAGCTTTCCTTTGTTCACATAGGCGCTCGTTCCACAATCTGCCGCTACGTCGCTAATGATCTTTGTCACCTCTCCGTTGGCTGTATAACCATCCTCATACTTGAAATCTTGATTTAATTCGAATTGCTCAACAGGCAATCCGAGCTGCGCGGCCATGTCCCGGAGAATATAGCTCGCAAGCGTTCCTTCGGCATACGCGATATCGGTCACTTTCCGTTTTGAAATGTCATCAGTGTCAAGCACATATACCGTCGTGATCTTGTCGGTCCCGTCCCATTTCGTCAATACCTTCGAGACGAACCCATGAAGAATTAATCCAACATCGCCGCGATATCCTGCATTAATGGCAACAATGCTGCCGCGTTTGATACGATCTATTGTTTCAGGCGAGAGATTCCAAATTTTGATTTCACTTTCGTTTGGTATTGGATCGTTATCGAACGGTATTGTGCCCTCAATGGCATACGTCCCCATTTTAAAGATCATGTCATCAATGGTTAGTTCAATGACACGGCCAAAGTTAGCCATCTTCTACACCCCCGATGAACAGAAAAACATTCTCACTCATTGAGTCCCATGTCACACGGTCGCTGTTTCCAGATTCGTCAAAGGGTATGATCATGACTTTCGGAAAACGTTCATCTGCGCTGTCCACAAAAAGCGGAACGCCGTAAATTAATTTCTCCCCCGTAACAAGAACCTCGCCATCACGTTCCAAGTCAACAGTGAAAAAATCGAACTCGCTATTATAGTGGACCTCAAACGTAAATACCGTACCGGAGAGCGAAATTTCGAACCGATACGGTATTAATTGCTTTTCAATATCGATATATTCCACATCGCACCTACTCCGCCCACGGGCTTCCGGCCTTAAATTTTACCTTCTGAACCTCTTCTTTTTCCTTCCCCTTCCCCTTTCCTTTCCCTTTTGTCTGTTTTCGCCCGGAGCTGATTACAGGGGCTACTTGCGCCTTAATCGGCAGGGGAAGCGTCTCGACATATGATGCTTCTGCAATGCTAATTTCTTTTAGCGTCATCGAAAACGAAAATCCATTAGCGACTCTGTGGTCATGCTTGGTTGAAATACTGGTGATTAGCCCAACGAACAGATTTCGGCCATCGTATTCAACAATGCTCCCAGCCTTCATTGCGTCGATTAAGTATTGTTTTATCTGGGCCGCATCATCACCGATGATATAGCCGCTAATGCTCATGGAACTTGCTTTGAGTTGAACATGATCCGTCAGATTAACATTGTCCTCGACAGGCTGCTCCGTCACATTAACTTCATGACTTGGATCTTCGACTTCAACCAAGATATAACGACCGTCAAGCGTTGCCATAGTTAACGCCTCCCGCAAGCCCCATGCGCCGCATCGCACTTTCAATTGCTTCTTGCATGATTCGTTTAAACTGCTCTTCCGATTCGTTTACAATAGGAGTTCCGTTTGTTGAACCATTCACATCTACGGTTAAATGGACATCGATCCGCATAGCCCCATCCGTTGCTCCACCGCCTACACTTGCCGGAGCTGCAGCCGGAGCTAAAGCATTGCCCGGATTAAGGTACGGCGATGTGATTTCTTGCGCCAGATTTGTAGATGTTTGGGAAACGCGCTGCTCGGTTCCCTCAAGCCCTTGGGCCAGTCCTTCACCGGCGAAATAACCGACCTCCATCATCACACGTGAGGGTGAATGAATTCCTAGAAAATCCTTGACTCCGTCAGTTATCCCGCTGGCAATGTCTTTTACTTTTTCAACAACGGCTTGGTGCATGTCCATAACGCCGTTGATCAACCCTTGAATGATGTCTTTCCCTGTGTCAAAGAGGTTGATTCCCTGAAAAAAGGTCATGATATTGTTCCAAATGTTTGTTATCTCTGTCCAGATGCCCGTTACAGAGCTAGTGACCCCCGTGACGATGCTGTTCCAAATGTTCGTGAAAAAGCTTGCGACCGCTGTAAAAACACTAATCGTAAATGTTTTTATTTCATCCCAATACGTAATGATAAGCATTACGGTAGGAGCTAAAGGGCCGGTCAACAAAGCCAATGCATAGGGCCAATATTCAGAAAAAAAGCTTCCTATTGCTTGAAAAATGTTTATTACCCATGCTTTAAACTGGTTCCATTTCTCGATTAACCAAGTGCTTATAGAACCCCAGTTTTTGAATATCAGAATAACCCCAGTAATGGCAGCTCCAATGCCCAGTACAATTGCGATAAATGGGAGAAGTGGTGCCGTTGCTGCCCAAGCTGCTGCAGCCATGTTCCATAACGAAAATGTCAAGACGCCGCCAATCACAACAGCTAACGAGGCAAGAATAGGACTAAGCACATCAAAATTTTTAATTGCCCAGTCAACAGCAGTAGATACTGAACCCATCAAAGGCAAGAGTTTCTGCCCGAAAGGTATCAGCAACCCTGTTTCGATTTGACGACCTATAGACTCAAGCGCTTGACCCATGTTCTCAAACTTCGTTTTATTCAACTCATCCATGGTATTTCTTGTCATATCAAATTGACTTGTTGCCGTCCCCATAGATGCAATTACCGTCGCTTCTAAGTCTTCGAACTGGGTCCCCATCAATCCGACACCAACCGTGTTCCGTTGTACCGGGTCTTCAATGTCCGCTATCATCTGCATAACTTGAGAAAATGCCTGTCTTGCCTTCGGCCCACCTGATGCAAAGGTCTTCATCATTTCTTCTACATCTAGCCCAAGCATTTGAAAGGCTTCTGTCGAAGACTTCGAACCATCTTTTGCCCGGATATTGAATTCTTTCAGCGCATCCCCGACTTTGTCGAGGTTGAACGCACCGGCTTCGAGTCCGGCGGAAAAAATATCAAACATCTCATTCGCCGTAAATCCTAGTGCTTTAAACTGTGGGGCATATTCGTTTGCGCTATCAAGAAGTTCACCTGACTTGTCTAACCCATTCTGTGTCCCTTGGGCCAGCAAATTAAATGCTTCTGTGCTGCTGATTCCAAAGTTCTTCATCATGGTATCAGCCGTTTTGATTGATTCAGTGATATCGAATTCGAATGTATCGCGCAGCAACAAAGCATTTTTGGTTGTTTTCTCTAATTCTGTCCCTTGCTGCTTGGTAATTTGCCTAGCGACAGATAATGACTTTGCAAGATCGCCCCAGTTTTCACCAAAATTTTGGTTGTATAGGCTCTGGGCAATCCCTTTTATTTCTTCCAACTGTGCCCCGGTTGCTCCCGTTGCGCCTTTGATTTTCGACGTGGCATTTTCGAAATCTTGTGCGGCGCTTATTGCACTATGCCCAAGCGCAGCAAATGACAACCCGCCTAAAGCTGCAGCTCCAGCAGTCGCCAACGTACCAAAGCCGGAACTTAGTTTACTGATAGATTTGTCAGCCCGGTAAGCGCCGCCCTTCAAGTTATCGAGACTTTTTTCGGCCTTCTTTACAGCACCGTCCGTTACCTTGAACCCAACGGCAAACATCAGGTTACCAATTACACCCATTCTTCACCGCCCCTCGAAAAGAGCAAAGCCCCCGGTGCGGGGGCTATTTCTTGTAGGTTTTATTCAAATTCTCTAAATGAATATCAAGAGCTGCATTTGCTTCCGCAATATCATCCTGATCCATCCGGTCCAAGTCGCCATAAGTGATATTCATATCGGAGAGCAAAAGCCTCCAGATCGGCCAGTTTTCTTCGGCTCTTCGCCTAGCTTCCTGCTTGCTGATCGTCATCTTCTTCGTCCTCTAGGCCATTCATAAACCGGATTGCCGCCCCGATTACCTCGTTAAATTCGTTGATATCATCCCCGAAGTCTTCCATCTTCATTTTTGGTTCAACAATGACATGTGCAAGAATTTCGTCGGCTGCTTTTTCGTCCTGAGCGATTCCGTACTTATTTTTCACCCGATCTTTGATTCTTGTTACAGCTCGGATGCCGGGGAATTGAAAAACGTATTTTTTACCGCTTTCGGAAGTGAATTCTTTTTGTTTGAACATTGTACATTACTCCTTTATGAATATTATTCCATTTTCAAATCAAGGCATTGAAATTCATATTCCCGATCTTCTGTTTCTTTGCTGTATTTTCTTCCTGCTGGCTTTGTTACGTATGCTTCGGTCGCGGAAGACGTTTCTTTCGGTGTGCCCGAGTAAATGACTGAAACAGGAACGAGCTTGCCGCTGTTTGCAAGGCGATCAAGATACGAAATCTGCGGACTGAGCTGCTGGAGGGTGACTTTGATAGTCCCAAGGTTGTTATGGACTTGTGCCCGCACCACATCTCCCTGCGCTCCTACTTTTGGCTCGAAATTCGATTCGCTCTTTTCGACCTCAACCATGGATTCACCAAAGCCGGTTAGGTATACCCCGTCTACGATAACGCTGACATCTTTCGCGCTATAGGTTTTTGCCAAGAGAATTCCTCCTCTACACTTTAATCAAACCGCGAATAGTGGTTTGATGAATCGCACCAGCAAGATCAAACCAAAATTCGCCTCCACTATATTTGCGTGCGGTTCTGTCAGCCGGGTCCACCTCGGCCCGGTTTTTGAATCGGGTTCCGTACATGCCAATACCGTCGGCATCACGTGCAATCATCCCTTGATTAAAGGCCCGCTGCAGCACGGTTTTAACTGCGGATTCGATTTGTGCAATGCCTGTATCGTCGTAGCTGATCTTTGGCGAGCTATTAAGTAGTTTTTGCACCGCATATTCAATTGAAAATTTGATATAATCCTTCGCGTGAACGATATCAATATATTCGCCGCTGACAACTTTTCCTTCGCTTGTTACATCGTCCCCGGCTTTTGTAACGTAGGTATTCGCTCCAAGCTCATGGACTTCGTTTAATTCGGTCGCTGTAATGTTCATTGCCTGAATACCTGTCAATGTCTTAAACTTCCATGTGACGCTACCGACTTCTGCCGACCCAGCCCTACCGATCCATGCCGCTTCTGGATAGCTTGAGGTATCAGCATGATAAACGGCGGTTGTCCGCGTGTATTTTTTGGCTTTGATTGCAGTTAAATCCGTTTTCTTTGAGGTCACAAAAAAGAACTGCCTCGAATTGTCCTGCTCTACTGCATCAGCAATGGCCGTAACATCGGCCAGCGTGTCGCTTGTGGTGACAAGAAAATACCAATCCTTGGTAAAAGCCTTTGCCAACACGTCAGTCAGCGTTTCCGGAGGGTCTGCGGTCTTTCGACACATAACCGCAACTTCACGCGGGGACTGGTCCCCCTGATTAAAGAGTGCGAAAGCGGCTTTGTACACCTCCGTATTCGTTGCAAAGTCAGCCTTCACCGCATCGATATCCAGATAGGTTTTATACTCATGCCCCGTCGTGCTAGAGCCTAGAATCAGAGGTTTCCCAAACCCGATTTTTGGCGTAGGTTTCTGAATATCAATAACCACGTTGACATCTTTCATGTATTCATCTCCTTAACAATGGCCGTTTCAATGAACTCGGCCGTATCGGTGCCTTTTGGCGTTTTGATGGTGTTTAGGGTTCGGAGTTCTACGTCAAAACCGTTTCTTCGCTCCCACTCTAAACCAACTTTGACATCGCGATTTTGAACCTCTCCAACCTCGATAATGGCAACGTTGACCGTATCCATTAAGAGGGTAACGCCGTCCGCTAGAAACCAATCTCGGGCCTTTAAAGCATTCTCGACACTTTCGAATTTGGAACTAGCATAAGACAAAAAAGAGACGGATATATTTACCGTCTCCATCGTTTTTTTCTTGTCGCCTTCAATGACCACCACGGGCAGTCCGCCCGATCCTCCGATGTCTGGGAATTCGTAGGTTATAAACGGATATTCGGGCATGTCACCCGCAACATTCATTTCGATGACCTTACAGCCTACAAACCCAGCCATACCGCGCACCAGCGCACTGCGAATTGCCTTAAACGGAATCATGCGTGCTCACCCGCTTCATCGTGTATTTCTGGGCGTCGCTGTACTCTCGCGGCTCCGCAGAATCGATCGTATAATAATGGCCGGCACACTCGATCCTATCGCCTTCCTGGTGCGTCGCGATCGTATACAGAATCCGGTCGTCCATCGTGTACCGACCGCCCTCCAGTTGCATCAGCTTGATCCCGATCGGCTGGATGACCCCGCGATACTGGACCCGCTCCGGCTGTGCCGGTTGATACACGCCATCCTCGTCCCATTTTCCTGAGCCGGTCCGCACCACCGCATAACCTGTTGCGTAACGGGCCAAGGTGGAGGCAAATCGGAATCGTGTCATCGGCTCGACCTCCTCGGGACGATGATGTAAGTGATTGAATCCCGCAACTGCTGCTCCTCAATCAGCAGCTTGTTGCTGCCCTTACGCCTCGCATAGATCGGGGACAAAGGCGGCGTCCGCAGTTTATCAAAGTTTTTCAGCACCCTTGCCTTCGCCAGCTCGCCGAGTTCCCCCAGCAGCTGCTCGGGCTGCTTGTTTCCTTCGACAACAGCCGTGAGTCCGGTCCGAGCAAGTTTGGATACCGCAGCAGCAGCCTTGTTTCGACCGGAACGGATGAAGCTCCGAGGCGGTATGCCGGCCTTTTGGGAGCCATATTCATGGATGCCAGCGATCATAGCGAGCTCTGCATTTCCCGACGCCCCGATGTGTGTCTCACTGGCCGTCAAGCGCTTGAGCTTCTTCAAGATATCCGGCAGGTAGGTCGTCTCGTCTATTTCGATGTTAGCCCGCCTTGTGCGAGTGCGTTTGGCCTTGCTCATAGCGGTCTCTCATAGGGTCGAATCAGGGCAAGCACCGCTGATGGGAACCCGCCGCCGTCGCCTGACTCGTATGTCACGGAGATGTCTCCCACCCGCTCCGCCGTTACCCCGGCCGTGCGCTGCAGATGAGGAGCAAGCAGGACACAAGCATGCTCCAGGGATGTCGGCAATGTGCTGGCCGGGGCTTGCGGGTCATCGTGTGGCAGCACGTATCCAGCGATGTAGGTCGCGCTGACAGCTCGCGGCCCGCATGGCCACCCAGCGGACCGGTACAACATGCCGCGTTGACTGTCGATTTGGTAGCCCTCTATTTCTTGCCCAGACGAGCTGACTGCATGGACGGCGTGGATCGGGTAGTTAGTGAGAGGCAGATACGACCCACTCGCACCGTCCACCACTTCCGTCCAGGTAGCCATGCCGAAACTCCGCCGGCATCGCGCCTCGATCGCGCTGGACGCTGCGGAGATCAACAGCTCCAGCATCGCATCCTGGCTAGTATCGTCTTCCGGTATGCCGGAAAATCGTTTATACCGCTGCAGGGTCGTCAGCATGACTACTCCTCGGCGTTCTTAGAAGCGGCAATTTCTTCCTCTGTCGCCTCTTTACCAATCACATCAGCAGCGCGCAGAGCCTGCTCCCGATCGGTGTCCGCTTCAAAGATCGAGCCCGTGATAATGGTATCTCCTGACTCGCGATCTACAAAATCATTGGTTACGTGATAATGCTTCTTAGACATGTTGATTCACCTTTTCCTTTCAGGGGGGCAAAATGCCCCGCTTTTTAAGTTGTTGGCAAGCCCAATTTGATGAATGGCGAAACGGTGTACCCGTTTTTCAGCGTAAATGGCGCCGTCACCCACGGTTTCCCGTCAACGTTCCAAAACGCCTTGATGATCGTTTTGTTTTGCTTGAACAGCGGGTGCTCGGAAGCCGAAATGAAGATACCCGCTCCATCCTTGATGATGTAATATTGCAAATCGACGAGAACGAGATCGCCAACAGCGCCGAGGATAGGGGCGTTCTCCTGAAAGCGAATCGGATATCCCAACAAGACACCAGTCATTTTGTCTGCGATGTTTGGCTGGAAGATAAGATGTCCAGCTTCGTCCTTCATCGTCAGAAGTTGCGGGAGGATGGATTGGGAAGCAGACCATACCAACGCGCCACCGAGTTTCGCTTTTGCGATCATATTGACGATATCCTGGTATTTGATTAAGTTGGCCGTCTGGCGTGGAACCGCGACGGCAGCAGCCGAGTTAATCGCTCCGAATGGTTTGGCCGTGCCATTGCCATACAGGAAAGCGTCGTCTTCTGCCGCTGCAATCGCACCGCGAAACAGTCGATTCACGATAGTATTGATTGCCGGAGCATTCCGGATCAACTTGTCCGTGACAACGATATGACCTGCAACCTCAAAGGGCGTGAGCGATAAGTCCTTGAACTTCGCGTTCGTTTCGGGCTTCTCATCCCCCTCTCCGATCCAGTTGACCTCAACGCCACCGTACATGTTACTGCCCGCTCCTTGATCCAGCGCCGGAAATGTCATGCTGGCATCTGGCGATGCTTCATCCACAGGCACGACAATAGCACGAGGGCGAACCAATGCATCCTGCGGGGTAATTTCAAATAACTTGGACGAGAACTGCGGGGGCACAAACACGCCGCCTGATGTCTTCGTTCCCATCGCCATTTCCCGATATTCAGAAAGACGAGCATCATATGGATTGAAGCGAACCGTGTTTACGAAATCCCCCAGGTTGCGAAACTCTGTTTCATGCTGAGGATCTTCCGGTGTACGCTTCGTACCAGCACCTGACATGGCAAGCTGCTCTGCCCGCTCCTCGACTTTAATTTGTCCAGCCAGCGCCTCCGCCTGTCCTTCCAGCTCCGTGAATTTCGTATCCTCATCCGCGGTCATGCCGCGCTTCTCCCCTTGGGCCAGTTCGACCAAGGTGCGCATTTGGTCTTTCAGTTGTGCAAGCTTCTTTCTCAATTCTACGAGGTTCATAGGAACGGTCTCCTTTTACATGGTTCGGATTTTTTTAAGCTTCAAATCAAGATCCCGCAGGTTGCGGGCTTCTTCTGCGACTCTCTCCGCCTCAGCTGCTTGCATGGACTGTGGTCTTCCTTGGAAAGTTTCCTGAGCGGACCGAACTCCTACACTGGATTGTGGATAGGCTGGTGTGGTCACTGGACTGACTTCGAACAGGTCTGCTTCTTTCACGCTGCGGATCGGCATTTCTGGGTCCGACTCGTCCCACTCCTCCACGACTGCGCGGAAAATAAAAGACGATCCCCGCACGTCGCCGCGATCGATCGTCTCCACATGTTTAGCTGCCCAGTTTGGCGGCGTGATCTCGTACCGCAATCCGACTTCATCCTCAAACAGCTGGAGTGTGTTCGGGGTTCTCCCAAGAATTTCACTGCTATCATGCTGCCAAGAAGCGTAAACATCTGGATTTTGCAGCGTCTTGGTGAATGCTCCCCGAGCAAATTTTTCCTGAAACATGCCCCAAATCGGACGTGATAACTGATCCCACCGGACGGCGTAGCCGATAATCTTAGCTGGTTCCCCCTCCGCTTTCCGGATCTCCAACTTGCTCTCCGGCAACAGGATCTCCCGTTGCTCCTTGTTCTCCGTTTTCATTGTGGTTATCACCTCCCTTCGGATTCAATTTTCCTTCGTAATACTGGTCCAGCATATCAACCGGGATCATGTTCAGCGGTACGTAGTAACGGTCACCGCCCGGTATAGGGTTGTCGTTCTCCTTTTCGCGAATGTCATTCTGGGAGTACACCCCGATATTGAACATCTCTTTGTAGAAGGCGGATCTCGCTTGGGAGTCCCCTCGCAGCAAGCCCTCCATCAGGTGCTCCACGAATAGCCTTTTCTGCTCGTTCGAATCGAAGAGGCGAATATTGATTGCCTGCTCAATACGAATAGCCCATGGCCGAAGCGTATGGGTGACAAAGTCGATGCCCTGCTGCTCGATGTTACTGAACGTGGCCCGCTCCAAATCGGCCAGCATGTGAGGCGGCACCCGGAAGATGCGCGCGATCTCGCTGACCTGGAATTTACGGGTCTCCAGGAATTGCGCGTCGTTCGGTGGTATGGTGTTCTTGGTAAACGTCATCCCCTCTTCCAGAAGCATGAGCCGATGAGATTTTCCTAACCCCTCATATTTTTCTCTCAGCGAGTTTTGCAGCCGTTTGAACGCTTCCTCACTCAACGATGCAGGATGTGTGGCCACAGCTCCCACATTGGTCCCATTGGCGAAAAACTCCGCTCCGAACTGCTCGGTAGCTTGGGCAAGCTCGATAGCCTGGCGTGCCCAAGCTATGACGGATATGCCCTTGCGTCCATCAAAGCTCAGACCAGGTATGTGCAGCATGGCATAGAAGGGTACATTGTGTTGTTGTCCATCCTTGGTGCTCACTCGGTAAAATGGATCTCCTTTTGCCGTTTCCATATGCTCGACACGGTACGGGGGTATCGGCCAGAGGGCTACGATGTCGCCCCGTTCGTTGTGTTCGATCTCCGCATAGGCGTTCCCCCACAGCAAAATATGAGCCATCAGCGTTTCCCTGAATGTGAACGCCGTCATGCGTGGGTTGGGCTGGAGCTGCAGCAACGGCCCAACCGGGTGGTTGGTACGTTCTTTCCCCCTCGGCTTGAGACGGCGATAAACCGGCAGCGGAAGAGAGGCGATACTTTCCGCCAAGATGCGGACGCATCCCAAGACGGCCGTAGACCTCATCGCCGTTCCCGGCGTCACGACGATGCCGCGCCCGAAGGGAACGCCAAATGCTTCATACACGCCGCGAGAAGGATTATCCAGCGTGCTCGACTCGCTTACTGCCGATCGTTTATCCAGCCACTTGCTCAATAATGGTATCCTCAGTTTAGTCACCCCCTAAATCGCTCTGACATCCTCGGTTTCATACCTGGACTTTTTCGGTCCGGTATCAAGCATGGCCCGGGCCAACGCGTTTATGATCGCTGCAATCAAATCAATACGCTGACTGTCATCCTTATGTTTCTTGCTGAGTTTGATATTGCCGTTGTTATCGATGAGCTCAACAGCATTGGATAAGCACCAGGTCAGCAAAGGACTACCGTCATGGACGATATTCCCTGTCAAAACCAGTTCACGGAAGAATTTCGTTGGCTCCGAGAGCGTCTGTACCCCTTGCCTGATCTCGACCAGCTGATAACCCTCGGCCTCCAGTTCTTGCGCAAAGTGAGTAGCGTTATAAGGATCATAGTCGATCTCGACAATCTTCCATTTCTCGGAAATCTCTTGATCGTGAATGTGAGTCTTGATGAATCGGTAGTCCGTGACGGCACCCTCCGTGAGCGTACACCAGCCATCTGCTGCCCAGGATCGGTAAGGTACGCGGTCGGTATGTTCATGCTTCTTGGCCGTTTCCTCCGGCATGAAACCGTGAGCGGTTACGGCATATCTGCCGTCTGGAAGCTTGAAAACAAATCCGTCTCCCGTAAGGTCAATCCGTTTGGACAAGTCAAGACCACACCAAACATCAAGACCACGCACAAGCGCTAAAAAAGCCTCCCGCGAAACCGCAAGGGCTTTCCATTTGTCCATGATGCCTGCCATGAATTTATTCTCGCTGTCAGCCTGCCAGCGGTTGACTCGCTTGATCAACCATTCCCGAATCTTATCCGGGTCGCCGCTGCTATAGGCCTCGTCATGTTCCGTTCGAATCTGCTTTCGCAGCTCCTCCGAATACGCATTGTCCTCCTGCAGAACGGGATTGGGCTTCGGCCACAGCGACTCGTCATGAGGATCGTCACCATCATCAAGCTCGCGTATCATGACAAAATACGTGTCCTGCATCGGCGTTTCGCCGCGCATCATCTTGCGAAGGATATCATATTCCTTCTTGCACGGGCTATTCTCGGCATCTTTGCCGGCCGTGCTGATGATCTGCATGAGGGATTGGAGTCGTTTCCCGAAACCCGAATAAGATACGTCCAAGATCTCCGAAGTCGGATGTGCGTGGTACTCGTCGATGACGACCAGACACGGCGCGCCAGAGTCCTTGTTTTTTGTGTCCTTGGACAAAGGCTTGAGGAGTCCGCCGCGCGTCTCGTGCTCGATGTACCCTCTCTTGATCCGCAGACGCTTGGATATTTCCGGGCTTTTCAACCCCATTTCCCGCGCGTCACCCCACACCCGTTTAGCCTGACCTTTGTCAACCGCTGCGCAATCCACCTCGGGGCTGTGTTCGAATTGACGCTTGCTCGGGTCGCCAGGCGGATAGATCGCATCCGCACACATACCATAAAGCGCAAGCCCGGACATCTCTGTCGACTTAACGTTCCCGCGCGCTCGCAGATGGAACGCTTTTCTGAAGCGGCGCTGTCCCGTCTCCATGTGGACCCAGCCATACACGCAGCCCAAGTCAAATTTTTGCCAGGGCAGCAACTCTATGAGCTGGCCGCTGAATACTCCCCGCACATGCCGGCAGCACTTTTCGAACCAGTCGAAAACCCGATCAGCCCGCGACTCATCGAAAACATAGGGGAAGTCCTCCGTCGCTTGCCGCTTGAGGTCGTCCAGATGGCGTTTGCATGCCCGGATCTCCATTTCGCAGCACTCTCGCATGCCAGTCGCGACCTCGGCGGCATATCGGTGTGTTGGATGAACGTCCCCCCAATCAGTCAAAGAGGTCGTCATTCGAATCACCTTGATCGTTATCGGCTATCTTCTTCGCCAGACGTGCCCGAGAGTCAGCGTTAAGACCGAGCTTATTGGAATAGGCAAGGATCATCCGACTATAACTCTGAGCCAGTTTGACATGAGCGCTTACGACCTTGTTACCCTGAGCATTGACCTCCGTATACCCATGCTCATCAATGAGGTCATTGGCATGCTGATACTTGGCAACAGCATCGCAGTATGCACCAAGCACATCCTCGTCCACTTTATCCAGGACATCGAACTCTTCCATGTCTCTGATCGTCTTTCGCCAGACTTTTCGAGCATCATCAGACAACCATTCCGGAATTTTTAATTTTTTCTTCTTTTTTCGATCGAATTTCTTAGCAGCTGCTTCCCGGCTTTCAACTTCTTTTTGAGTCCAATGCTTACCGCCGCCTTTTTTTCCAACCCGCATATGGTCAAACTGAATGACCTCGTTCACTGTTTTCATCCTCCTTCCCTCTAAAACCTTCCTCGGGGACTTTTTTTCACGTTAGAGGGGCACGCGGTCTATTGGGCAAAGGTCCGCAGAGATTTTGCCCCCTACCCCCTGTACCAAGGCGGTCGAGTACGACTGTTCTCTTGACGGGCAATGACCGTCTTGTACTCCAAACAGTATCGACAAAAGAATGTGTCGCGCTGCTCGTAGCTGTCGTTATACGTCCCTGCTTCTCTGCTGAAGTCAGAATAAAGGAATACAAAGTCATGGTTACATTTCTTTGCTTCTGGTTTCCAGTCCTTAGGTGGAGCTGGTATCGCTGGTCTATCCATCACCAAAATCTCCTCTGCATGGAAAATCCCAAACGCTTGTGATTATTCGATCATCTACCGAAGCCGCCGTCTTCCCTTACAGTCTTAACATCATGATGATGTTTGCAGAGCGGCTGCCAATTACCGCGGTCCCAGAACAGCGCCTTATCTCCCTTGTGCGGCTTGATATGGTCAACAACCATGGCCGCTTTGATAACACCCACTCGCTGACACTCTACGCATAGAGGATGCTTAGCCAGATAGCCAGCTCGCGCCGTTCTCCATTTGCTATCATATCCTCGCTGCGCTGCCGTGCCTCGTTCCCGGTCCTTCTGCTGTGTCAGCTGTGCATGATCGGGGCAGTATCGCTCTCTTGTCAGGTTGCTACAACCAGGTCTACTACATGGTTTCTTGGCAACCGATGGCATGATTCACCCCTCCAAATATAGCCTTTTTAACTCATCTCCAAAGCCCTCCAGACAGCCCCTGAGTTACCTTTATGTATAGGGGAATGTAACTCAAGGAAAGCGTGGAAAAGCGCGTCATACAGGCATTCCGGGTCCCTGGTATCAAACCAATTCCCGGTATGCTCAATATAATGAATTGATCACACTTTGAATCGTTTTAGGTGAACGTCCATCGTGTCTTGTTCGACCCCGATATAACGCAAAGTCACCTTCTCTGACGAATGGTTGAACAGCCTCATTAACAACGCGATGTCGTTATACTGTTTGTAGAAGAAGTAGCCAAACGTTTTCCTGAGGCTGTGGCAACCAATTTCTTTTAAAGCAAACTCTTCAGCAATAGAACGCATAATCTTGTAAGCCATGCTTGGAGTAATTGCTCGGTTATGCCCTTCCCTGCTTTTGATGAGAAATTCAATACCTGGTTTGTCACGAATATGCTCCTGAAGTTCACGTTTGAGGTCACCAGTTATTAAAATGCGCTTTGTCTTCCCGGTTTTGAGTTCCTTAATTACAATATGGGTTCCAACGACATCCCTGACTCGGAGCTTCAATATATCTGATATTCTCAGGCCGGTGTTTATGCCAATCATGACCATGATGTAATTGCGATAATTCGTATCTTTCAAATGATACTTGATATCCGCCAGAATCTCAGGATCACGAATCGGCTGAACGAATTGCATGGCGTCACCATCCCATCAATCGCTGCAGCAAACCAATACCAGCGATCCATAAGACCAAACTGAGTGCTCCGCCGATCAGGGCACCCGCAAATAAATTATTGCTCATCTCGACGCTCCTTCCGGCAGTGAGGCAGGCTGCAAAATTGCTTGGTATCTGCCCAGCGTCCCCAAATGCAACCTCTGCATTTCTGGGGTTGTACCACGATGGGTGGCCCCTTTGTCCTCTTTTTCTTCACGCATTGCCCTCCCCTGGCGTGTTTTTCCCTGCGCAAAAAGAGCCGCCGAAGGCGACTCTCTACACGTTGCCATCTTCATTCTTTCCGAGCTGGCCGACACCTGGCCGGACAGCTGTGCAAAGAACGAAAATTTAGGGGCATCTAACCCCGCCTCTCACCACACCCTTGACGACTAGCGTCTAAGGTGACTACACCCACAGCATGGCCGAGTGCCTACAGTGATAAAGGTACAGTAGACATTACCCGGAGCCTCTTCTGCTTGGCTCTCTGGTTCTACTGTACCCCGTATCCTTGGACACTTTGTGGACAGGCTTTAGACATGAAATGGACATTTTTTTACTCCAAATAAAGTAATGTATTTGCGACGGACGTAATCCCTTCCGTTATTTTACGGTCAATGGTTTTATCGCAATAATCCCATCCGCTAAATTTAATTATAGTCGCCGCTCGGGAATTACCCTTGATAAAGCGATATTCAATAACTGCTTTAACATCACTTTGAAGGATCTCGCCAACTGCCCTTTCAACAAGACTTGTAAACTTAATCAATACCGCTTGACGGCTCTTTTGTTTATCTGTCTCCGGCGGATTTCTTTCAAAGAAGGCAACCTTCTGTTTCTTCTCCTTGTATTGCTCCAGATACGCTTTAGTACGCTTTATTTCTACTGGCGACGCCTCAGGAAATAATTCTTCCATGCACAAAACAGACATTCTCCTCACCCGTCCTTTATGTTATAATGTGGGTGAGAGAACATACATTCCCCAGCGCCTCCGACCAAAGATGCCGCTGGGGAATTTCTATTTTATTTTAATCGCCGATGACCCTGAATCTGGTATCATTCGTAATTTCCTCGTCAACTGGATCGACGTAATCTTCCGGAGTCTGCTCCGACATCCCGACGATAACCCCGTTGGCATCACGTTTGATAAAGATAAGTTCCTGCTTCCATTTACCGACTGTTTTTTTCTCCAAAGTAAACACCGCCCTATTCGTTTGAATGTAATTGAAAACCTTCTCGTCCGAGTATTTCCCAAATTTCGTCTACTGTCATAGAAGAGTAATCTAGTTCGTAACCTTCATTCAAAGCACGCTCCAGATCTTCATAAGGTAGGCCGTTCAGTGCCGAAAGTGAAGGACCCCACGGGTCAAGGAGCGTCGAAGCGTGTTGGGCTAAGAATTTTTCTTTGTCCCCTCGAAAGTAAGCGTGACCCAAAGCTTTTTCGATGGCATCAGCAACCGGCTTGCTTATGGTTATTTTCATACAGTGCTTCCTCCCTTCATGTTCTTCAATATTCAGACCTTCGGAAAATAAAAATGCCGCAGGCTGTCTATTGAACAGTGCGGCATTTTGTTTCCTATTTGAATTCTACTGTCAGATGAGACAAGTTCATTTCGTCGATTTGGTTCAGTAAATCATCCCTGCCTTTTTCGGTTCTAACTAACTCACGTTCGTTTCCGTTATCCTCTACAAGTACAGCTATAAGTTTGCTTTTGCTACCATTTTCATAGACATCAATTTTCATTTTTTCACACGCTCCCTATTCATTAATTATGAAAATCGTACAATAAAATGCCACACTATTCAATTTTCAAAGATCATGTATTTCCGCATTTAGACCTGTCCGTCAGCAGCTCTTGAGACAATGGACTTTATCATGTGCCCGTTGCCTTTCTGAACTTGTCCGTCAGAAATCCGCTTTACTGTATAGCGATAACTCGATGCTATGATCTCTTTCTTTGTAATGACAGCCTCTACTAATTTGTGACCGTCGCGGATATATCCACCAAGAAGAGGATTATCCTTGTATTTAGGGACGCGGACGACATCCCCCACATCTGCCGATTCACGAACATAAAGAATTTCTTTTACTTTTTCCTGCACTTCTTTTTTTAGCTTGGATTTTTGCTTAACTGGCATCTTGGACGCATAATAAGCAAATTGGGAGATCCTAATCGAATTGAATACAGTTTCAAACTTTCTACCGCTATCAGCACATTCTTGAGCTAATACATCAACTAAGCCAATGCGGTCCTTCCATTTGAATTTTTTTGCTGTAGGCAACTCCTCTTGTTCTTCCATCGCCTCTACAAATATTTCTTTTGAATCTTCCGTTACAGCTGCTTGCATAGAATTCGCCTCACCCTTCCGTATTTCTATTCAGAATTCCCGGAACGCCAATTCCAAACATGTCAAGCGTTCTGATCCTCTCCTTTCAATCTTGTTGTCATCTTATCCATTAGGCCGAGAATCGCACTTTGATATTTCTCGTGCTCTTCTGGCTTAAACTGTTTGATTTCGTCCAACGAAGAAAGCAGGTCTTTGAAATTAGATACAAGGGTCTCGAAGCATATAGCGAATTTGATAGCAGGCTTATTATCATTCTTGATGACTTTTTCCCGAAGCTCGGCGAGTTCGCGTTCGACTTCTTCGGGCACTTTCTCAATGATCGTCGTTGCTGGAACATCAATCGGCTTCTTCTTAAGTTCCGTCTCCAGTTCTTTGACGCGTTTTTTAGAAGCATCAAGATCGGCCTTTGATTTTTCTAGAGATTCCTTCAATTTTTCAGCAGATTTTGTATCCCCCGACGACTTTGCTTTCTCCAGCTCGGCATTCAGCCTCTGCACCAGTTCGTCATGTTCCTTGATCTTCTTTTCCATATTTCCATGCTGCTCAGCAATCTTTTGCCGTTCTTGACGCTCTTTTTCGGCTTTGGCCTCTGCATCCCGAAGCTTCTTTTCGAGCTGTTGCTTCTCTTTCACGAGTTTTTGCAGCTCTCTTGTGGAAAGGTTCTCTACATCGTGCTCTTGGACAAACTGCTCTCGCTCCTCTGCAGGAACCCCGAGAAGTGCAACTGCTTGGGTATAACCCAAATTCCCAAGCGCTTGGGATTTCACTTGAGAGCCGAAAAGTGCGATTTGATCAGTACCATACTCTTCATAAATTTTCATCAGATTGTTGGCCGTACTTTGAGAGTAATCAACCGATTCTTCAAGCCACTTTCCCCACTCGCCATGCGCTACCATAGCCTTCGCTTCGACCAAACGTCGGCCGATTTCAATACTATTTTGGAGGACCATCATTTTGGTCTGCTCTTTGATGCTGCATATCTCGGCAGCGATGATATGAGGAGTTCTTTGGATTTCAATTTGCGTCGTCATACTGCAACCTCCATCTTTTGTTTCGTTCTTCTTGGCTTCGATTCGGTAGACAAATATTTCATATACTCATCCATAAAGATCTTCACCTCTGGGGTCATGGGGTCGTTCCCGTCGGTTCTGCACTGCATGAGACGGTCCTTAACAATTTCTGCCGTATAGAACGGCTCGTCAGGAATGTCTTTCCGGCGTACACAAAGAATAATGCAGTCTCCGGTTGCGTATCTTTTCGCGTAACTTCCAACGCAATGATTTAAAGAAGCTCCCTCCGCAAACAACTCGCCAACATCCTGAATCGGACGAATCAAGAAATTCCCATGCTCGAAACAATACCGCATAAGTGCTTTTTGCTTATCAACGATCATCTGATTCGTCTTAGGGTCCTGTTTCAACTTAACTTTAGAAATCGTCTTCGCATGAGCTGCACGCAAGTTGTTTGGATATAACGTCGCTTCATCCAACATATCCATTTCTAATTCTTTGGCGTCCCTTAAATAATCTCGATATGTCGTCATCACATCTCGAATTTCCCTGTAGTGCTTTCGATTTTTTTGGTACTGGTTCCACGAATATCGGATCAAGCATTCAGCAGGAACGTATTGAAGGATTTGTTTCATAGAATCGAAGCTATACTTTGGTGCTATTACATCGCCGAATGCTTCAGCCTGCGCCCAAGAGATGCGTGCGCCTCGGTCACGGCACCATTTGTAAGCTTTCAGTGTTTCCGCCTTCATTTTTGGGCAAGTCGCCTTCCACTCTCGGAATTCCTGCCGATTGAGTCCAAGAATTTTAGATGGAGATTTCCCGCGAAGATTGATTGCTCCATACGTTGGATTTCTACGGACGATATCAATAGCAATCTTCCGTAATCCGGTTTTAACCAAATATTCAATAAACGGATACTTGGCGATTGCGGAAAAGATGTAGGCGGCATCCAGATCATCCGCCCAAAATTGCTGCCATTCGCTACGCTCGAATGGCGTTCCTTTGACAGCTTCACGGACGCTGTCCTTGGATTGACAACTCCGGCGAGTAAAATAATACTTACCAACGATGGTAGACGGACGTTTTGTAAATGACCATCCATTTCCAAACTCAATCTGTTTGTTCATATAATATCCAGTCGTCCAATGATCCCGTACAGCCATTTGTGCACTGTGTCCATGCCGGAACAGATATCGTGTAACCGGCACGAACTCAATTTCTGGGGTCATCACTTTGCGATAATCAAGTGTCACCTTGTAACCCGTTGAGACTATAACGTTTGAGTCAATTGCAGACTTTTCATACCAGACTGCATAAGCGCGATCAACCATCTTCCCCCGCCCTCGCCCAGCAGCTTTCAACTGCACAGACTCTCCACACTTTTCACAGCGCCACCAGGTATTATGCTTAAAAACCGTGCAATCCCGAACGGAGTATTCTTCTTTGCAATACGTACATACGCCTTTATAAATAGAGCTTCGAGGCATGCGCTGATAAAAGAAGAAAGAGCTATGATTTAGCACGTCGTCCCTAACAAACTTTACGAGTTTTTTATCAATCGCAAGGCGGAAGTGCTGCATTAACTCCGCCATATCAGCTGCTTCGCGAATTTTACTCACATCGTTCCCCTCCTACAATCCGAAGTCTTCGAGCTTCACGTCGAAATCAGAAGCATGATTCTTGTGCGTAATAGTCGAAGTTGTCACGGCGATCGGTGCGGTGCCGAAATACTTAAGCACGATCGCGAGGCCTTCGTCCGGCGTCAGCATTGCCATGCCGTTCTTCTGCTTCTTCTTGGCCTCGCTCTTCATCGCCTCAAGGCTTTTCGCAATCGTTTTGTCTTTGCTTGCCAGCTTTGCAGCGTCGTCCGGATTCGCCTCGATGCGCTGCAAGAGGAACTGGCCGATGTACTGGATATACGCATTATCCTTATTCGCTTCCATTTCGGACTTGATTTTTACAATTGCTTCCGCCTGCATTGATATACCTCCTTATTTGGCGTTCTTTTTGGAAACCCAAGCAAAGGACCGCTTTGGTTTGCCCGGTTTTTCCATAAGATACGAGTACCCTTTCGGTATCATATGGATCGGCCGGATCTTGAGACGTCCATGCTTAGTATCGATAAATTCGCACTGCGCCAGCTTCGATTCGCAAGAGACGTGCAATTCGATCCGGTTGATATCTCTCCGTTTGCCAACGATGATCGGACCTAATGCCTGTTCAATCATGGATATTGCAACCGGTGATATCTGAATCATTCGTCATCATCCTCTTGGGCCCGGCGATTATTCTTCCGCTTATCCTCGCTTGGCTGAACTGAATCATGATGGCTACGGTCCAGACTTACAAATTTGTTGAAGTTCTTGAGAAATGCCAGTTCCACTGTCCCGACTGGACCGTTTCGCTGCTTAGCGATGATAATTTCGATGATGTTTTTCTTTTCCGATTCCTTGTCGTAATAATCGTCCCGGTATAGGAAAGCGACGATATCCGCATCCTGTTCCAGCGCCCCAGACTCCCGGAGGTCAGACAACATCGGGCGCTTGTCCTGCCGCTGCTCGACGTTCCGGCTAAGCTGTGAGAGCGCGATGACCGGAACGTCCAGTTCACGAGCCATTTGCTTCAGCACACGCGAAATCTCGGATACCTCTTGCTGCCGGTTGTCGCGCTTGCTGGTGCTCGAAATGAGTTGCAAATAGTCAATCAGTACAAGCCCAAGTCCGTGTTTCTTTTTCAGCCTGCGGCATTTTGCGCGGATATCATGAACCGTCACGACCGGGCTATCATCGATCATGATGTTCGAATTTGACATCGTTCCGATGCTCATCGTGATTCGCTGCCAATCATCGCCATCAAGAAATCCGGTTCGTACTCGCCCGGCGTCAATGTTTCCTTCGGCACAAATCATGCGCTGTACAAGTTGGGCCGCGCCCATTTCGAGCGAGAATATGGCGACCGTCTCTTTTCCCCGAATTCCCACATTCTGCGCGATATTCAGCGCGAAGGCAGTTTTCCCGACGGATGGTCGTGCTGCAACGATGATGAGGTCTGAACGTTGGAACCCTGATGTCATACGGTCCAAGTCATCGAAACCCGAGGCTACCCCTGTAATTCCGTTCGTAGGGGAGTAATACCGCTGCTCCATTTGCTCGAAGCTTTGAATAGCGACATCCCGGAGGACGTGAAACTCCCGGCCTTGGACGGCTCGTTCCGAAATCTCCGCCGCCGTCTCTTCCATGGCAGCAATCATGCTAGCCGAGTCGGTCCGCTCGGTAATCTGCTTGAACATGGCGCGAATCGCTTGCCTTTGAAGTGACAGCTCGCGCACAATACCGGCGTAATGATCGATATTTGCTGCCGTTGGTGCTGCCCCTGCTAGTTCAGATAAATACGCAACGCTGCCGCATTTTTCAAGTTCATTTTGACTTTGCAGTTGGCCCCCCAATGTGATCAAGTCCACCGGACTACTTTGGTCAGCCAGCCGAATCATCGCCCGAAATATGATTCGATTTCCGGGATGAAAAAAGTCTTCGGGTATAAGTTTCTCTTGGGCCGATATCAACGCCTCATTCGAAAGAAATACTGCACCTAACACCGCTCTCTCGGCCTCAAGGCTGCAAGGGAGCTCGATATGTTCCGGATGCAATTTGCCTCATCCTTTCTTTTACGTCGTCCGGCGGCGGAACTGCCTTTTCCCGCCAAGCTTCGATCTCGTTCAGCTTTGAAGCTGCTGATTCTTTCATGTGTTGGTGATAAACATCAATCGTGCTTTCAACCGGCTTAACGAGCTCGGCAATCGTCGGAGGGAATTTTTCACGAGCGATATAACGATCCAAATTTGCGTTCACGTCGCCAGCAGGAACGTCCTTCAAAAAACGATGCCACTCGTCAATTTTTTGAACATCCATCACGTCAAAGCTGGCATAGTGACGCTTGATCTTCATGAAGAGCTCAATGACCTCCACTCTGTCCACGTTTCTCCACCTCCAGCAGCTTATTCAAAAATTCCATCTGCTTGTTCTTTCCAGTTTTAGCCTCGGTGCTTGGATTACTTTCGTGTTTGGTGTTCTCGTTCTTCCACGCATCCCGAATCCCATCCACGAAATACAAGAAGCTTGATGGCAGTTTGAAGTCCTCTTTCTCGCGTTTTTGTTTTTCCGCATAAAGTAATCCCATGGCACGGATTGTGAAAGGGGCTGGAATTCCATCCGTAATCAGCTTATTCATGGCATGCCGTTCCTTCGGCTTCACATGAATGTCGAATCGCTGATGCAATTTGCAGTATGCATTCAGGATTTGAATATATGGATCTTCCCCTTCGTCATCCTTGGGTGCCAAATTAGTAGGAGTAATAGCAATAAAATCTTTAAAGTCTTTTAGAGATGCCACATTTGGCATATCATTTGAATCTGACGCGCCATTTTTGGCGTATCCTTCGAACTGATGTTCCATTTTTGGCGTATCATTAGGCGCATGGTGTTCCATATTTGGCATATCATTTAGGTCATGATAAGACAGTTTTGTCGTATCATCATCTTTGTGATCTGCCATTTTTGGCATAGCAGTTTGTACATGATACGCCACTTTTGACGTATCGCTTTCGAGTGATGCGCCACATTTGGCGTATCTCTTGTCCTTTATTGGTTTCTTATTATTCCTTACTTTGATGATTTCGCCACGAGCTACCCTAAGCGAAGTTATGTAGCCTTCCTTTTTCAGAAGAGCTAAATTCCGCTGCACGGTTCGGGAGCTCGTCCGAATTTCGGCCGCGATCGTTTCATGCTTAACGGGCGCGCCTCCGTGCACAAGTCCCCAGCGTTCTCCGCTGTCATCAACCGTTTCTGAGGTCACGGCATCGATACACCACAGGAACTCCCATATAGCAGGCCCGATCCTTTCTTTGTGTTCGAAAAGACCGTTCGAGATAGGGATTATGTTGTTATGAGCCATTCCGAAAGAATCCCTCCCGGTCTTTTCGAAAATGATGATTTAATATTTCTGTGGGAAAAGGCGAAAGTTGTCATACAATACAGATTCCGCTATTTCCAAAGCCAGATCTATTTCAAAGATTCTTGTTAAAATATCCGCTGGCGAACCTTCGAAGCAGTAATAAAATTGACGTGCACCGCTTGCTGCGGCTCGAACATGGCTTTTGGCTGATAGTAAACCCATTCCGCTCTTCATTTCGCTAATTCCTAAGGATACATAATCATTAATCCAATTTTGAACACGTTCCTGATTTAGCTTTAATTTCTTACGGCGCACTCGGATACCTCCTTGTCAACATACTTCAAAGCAGGTATACTATATGAGAACATACTTTCTGTTTTTACGAACAAGTCGCCCGGCATGGCGGCTTTTTCGTTTTCTGCAAGAATCCTGGCTGTCATCGGCCTGATCGTTTCCTGTGCTCGAAATTCAGCAGCACTACGGACTATCTCGCGAGCCTTCATGATTCCGCTGGCATAGACCACTCCAGACTGTAGCCCCGCTAATTCGAGCATTTTGGCCAATTCACGCATGCTGTCCTCTCCTCCTGTCATAATAAAATTCATAACGTTGCGGTTGATTCTGACACCGCCAAAGCCAATTTTCGTATGTCACAGCATCAGGGATTTTTCTCCCATTTTCAATTTTGCTTACATCCGATTGGGTCATGTCCAAATATGCCGCGAGTTGCTCTTGTGTATAGCCTGCTTTGATCCTTTGTTCGCGTAATGATTGGCTGATATGATCCGCTGTCATAAACAAACGAACCTCCTCCTTTCCGAATATTCCAAATTGGAATGGAAGCGAATGGGAAAAGAGGCTATGATGTTTTTAAGAAAAAAATTCCCCGCAATTCCCCTCGCAACCTACTCCAAAAGTAATGTAGTTTTATAGTCCCCCTGATTGCCCGCTGTTCCCAGCAGCGGGCACACTCCTCAAGGAACTTCTCGCTCAAGCCACCTGATGAAGTCACGTTTAAAAACGCAGTATGGTTTTTCCCCTCCGTTTGCGAGTGGGAAGTTCGGCCGTTTCATTACAGAGTAGGTGTGACTCGATGACCAACGGGTAATGTTAATAACGTCCTCCGCGTACAACAAATCCGGATATTCCGCGAATGGTTCTTTCGGCTGCTCTTTTTTCAAAAGCATTTCCGCTAAGCTCCCAAGCAATTCCATCACTCTGTTTTCGTATATACCAGGTTGATTTTGGGCCAT